TGCCACACCCGCTGGCGGCGGGGCTCCGGGCGATGCGGGGTGGGCGCCCGGTCGGGCTGGGCTGCGGGGCGGGGACGGTAGGGCGTCAGGTCAGCCATGGTCGGGCTCCTTCCGGTTGCGGATCGGGGCGAGCGGGCAGCCGTCCGTGCACTCGGCGAAGCCATGGTCGATGTACCAGTCGCGCAGGGGATCATCGGGGGCGAGGAACACCCGGCCCAGAGGCATCGGCGGGTAGGTGGGGTACTCCTTGACCATCTCGATGGCCTCGCCGCGGCGGACGTGCCCGCGCGCGTGGGCGACCTTGCCGCCGTTTCCGAAGGCGACGTGGCCGCACAGGGGGCAGGTGTGGCCGCGGCTGGCGTGGGTCATGGACGACTTGCGGCGCCCGTCGGCGGTGTAGGCGCTCATCGGACACTCTCCGGGGTCAGCGGCTCAGCCACGGCGCACCCACAGGCGGGGGTTGCGCCAGAACGGGGCGGTGCGGCGCGCGGGGCGGCTGGGGTGCGCCACGAGGATGTGGTTCAGCCGCGCCGCTACCGGGTCGCCGCCGCGGGTGACGGCGATGGGCGTGCTGCAGCCACGCCGCCCGCAGGCGAGGGGCTCAGCCATCGGTGGGCTCCTCGATCTCGCCGCTGTCGCCGACACGGAACGTGCGATCGGCGATACGGAAGGTGCCCGGGGCCAGGCTGGGGTCGAGGATGACCCGGAACCCGTTCCAGTGCTTCGGGTCGGTCAGGTCAGCGTCGGCGTTATATGCCTCGAAGGCGCGGCGTGCGACGTCGCTGACGGTCTCTCCGCGGGCGGCGGCGTTGGCCTGGGTGGCGTCCCACAGTTCGTCGGTGACGCGGATCGTCCGGCGGGGCGTTCCGGGGGCGTTCGGCATAGCCGGGATCGTTGCAGGTGTCACGACATAGCGCGCCGTCATGAGCCAACCACCGGACGCCAGCCGAGATCCATGACCGTGATGGCTTGGTCTGCTGCCCACTTCGTGTCTGCGCCGGCTCGTCGGAGGTGTGCGAACAGATCGCGGGCCTTGACTTCGGGAACCTCCAGTTCGGAGGCCCGCTTCTCCACGCGACCGATCATGTGCTCGGTGTAAGCGCAGGTCACCCGATGGTTCTCGTCCACCTGTCGTGCGGAGCAGGTGGCACAGGTGTCGGTGACGCTCATGCTGCGCTGACGACGCGCATGACCTCAGCCTGGGTCACCGTCGGGTTCGCTGCCCGGACGGACTGCTCGTACTCCCGGATGGCCACGCTCAGGGCGAACTCCGCGTCCTCCAGGGATTCGAGTGCAGCCTTGCGGGTGCGGGACGAGGCGTTCTGAAACGCTGCGACCGCGGCGGCCTTGGCGGTGCGGGCGGCGGTGATGGCGTTCATTTTTGCTCCCCTCGTTCGATCCGGTGTCATGACAGTAACAGGTGTCATGACACCCACGCAAGCACGTTCTGCCATCGGTTGGCTCCTTGTTCCAGCCTTGCGGCCAGCCTGGCGCGCGCCTGGGCCCTGCGACGAACTCACCCGGCCCTCTTGCTGGCCTCACCCGACAGCAACCCCAGCACCTCGTCCAGCCGGTACGTCGCGCCCTTCGCCGACATCCCGTGCGGCTGCAGCCGCCCCCTGCGCACCCACGACTCCGCCCGGTCGTGCGACAACTGCCAGCCGTAGAACGTCACCGCGGTCCGGAGCTCGCGGAGCGTGAACAGCCGCACCGCGAGCTCTTCCCGGATCCGCTCCCGGCCGGCGACCGCGTCGACGACGACCTCGCAGCGGCGGCAGTGGCCCTGCGCGGCGCCGGGGTGGGCGAGGATGTCGCCGCCGCACACCTCGCAGGTCCCGACGAGCTCCCGGTCGTCGGCGCGGCGGTCCACGTGCCGCCGCAGGCCACGGGCGACCGCCGTCAGCTCTTCGGCGGCTTCCGCTCCGGCGTCGTGGTCGGCGAGCCAGTACGCGTGCGGCACCAGCCAGCCGACGACCTGGTGGATGTCGTTGCCGTCGATCATCGGGTGCAGGTGGCATTCCTCGGCGACGAGCCTGGCCCAGCTGCCGACCACGCCGAGGGCGTCGCCGCGGATGTCCACGGCGGTGACGCTGACGGGCGGCTTGGAGGCATGCGGGATGCGGATCTGGCTTTCGGTGGTGGCCTTGCCGGGGGACAGCGCGAGGTCGTACAGCGCCTCGATGGACCGCAGCGCGGCGGCGATGGTGGCACCCAGGTCGGCGGTCACGCGGACACCCACTGACCGTCGCGGATGAAGCCAGCCGTCGGGCAGTCGAGGCACCGGACGCCGGGGCGGAGCGTCAGTGGCTCAGCGTTCGCCAGCCTCCAGCCATGCTTGTCACCCAGGGACAGGTGGGTGAAGACGCGCCGCGACACTGCAATGCAGTCGTGTGCCCACCAGAAGTGCCCGCCACAGCCGTCCACGCCGAACGTCGGGGCGGTCACGCGGCACCCCTGGCGGCGATCTGCGCGTCCAGATCCGCCAGCCGCTCCGGATGCTCGAGCATCACGTGCGCCCGCAGCGGCGGCAGCAGGTCCACCTCGATGAGCGCCCGCACCATCTCCGGCGGCAGGTACGGCGGGAGCAGGAGCGTGACCTTCCAGTCGGCGCACCACAGGCAGCCGAGGGTGTCGGGGGGTGGCGTCGGGGATGTCACGCGGTCTCCAGGCGGTCGAAGTCGGCGATGAGTTGCGCTGCGGTTCCGGTCCAGTCGGGACCAAGCTCCTGCCACCAGAAGCCCTTCGGGACGGTGGCCCGGTACGGGGTCTTGCTGCTGGGGGCCCGGGCGACGGCGAGTAGCGCGGCGACGGCCTTCGGCCAGTTCCCACCCGCTATGGCCAAGGCGTCGATGGCGGCGGCGTGAATGCCTGGGGGGTCCCACTCAGGGCGGCGGCGGTGGACTGCGGCGACGAGCGAAGCGAGTTCGCCTGCAGGTGGTACCGGCTTCGCCGGCTCTCCATCGTGATCTTCCGTGTGCGGTACGGAAGGTGAGTCAACAGCGATGGATACGAGAGAAAGTCCCTGCTCCCTTCCCTGTTCCCTGCTCCCTGTTCCCTGCTCCGCAGGCGCGCGCGAGGTCCGGAGCCGCTCCGGAGCCGCTCCGGAATCGTTCCGGAATCTGTCCGCACTGGTTCCGGAGCCGATCACGCATGGTGTTGCTCTGTCTCCGGAGCGATCGTGGAACGGACACGGCGGCATGAGGCTGTCCGTGGGGTGGCTGATGCGCTGGTGCTTGCCCCACTTCGGGGCGTGAAGGTAGCCCTGACCTGCGACTTCGTACCGGCACAGCGGTGCGTCGTCGCCGCTGCCGGCCATGACATCGAGCCACCCGTTCAGCTTCTTGGCGGTGACGTCGTCGTCGAGCGGGAACAGGTCCGCCTTGAGTAGTCGATCGTCGTCGAGGCCTCGCCCGTAGTCGTCGAGGTAGCCGAGCAGCAGCACCCAGGTGTAGCGGACGTCCCTTTTCCACGTCGCGACGGTCAGATCGCGACGTAGCTCGGGCTTCAGGGACCTAATCCGTGCCACGTCACGCCTCTTTCGGGTCTGAACTGACGTGCTCGATGTCCGCGGCGATGCCTTGGGCGAGCTCCTGACGGGCATTCAGCTCGGCCCAGACCAGCCCGCAGAAGTACCGCCAGCGGTCTCTGACGAAGTCAGATCGCATGGTCGTGGCGACCATGTCGGTGAGGTCGTTGATGGTCAGGCCAGCGGCGATCCATCGGTCGACGTCGTCTACCCAGTTGTCCGGCCGGAGGAAGGGCTTGCCGATCCCCGGGCCGGGCCTACCGGTGGTGACCCAGCCGTCCCAGTAGTCGGCGAACGCCTGGCGGTCGCTGTCGCGCTGCGCTCGATCCCACCGCCGCTCGTTGGCTGCGAGCCGCATGGCTTCGCTCCACCGGTGGGCGTCGACGCGGACATCGTCGATGAGCTGCTGTCCGGGCGTGATGCTGCTCTTGCCGGCGTTGCAGTCGACGCACGCGGCGACGAGGTTGGTGGGGTCGTCGCTGCCACCTAGGGCAACTGGCACGACGTGGTCCACGGTGAGCCGCACGTCTGGTGCCTTGGCGCCGCAGTAGCGGCAGGCGTGCCCGTCGCGCTGCAGCACCTCGAACCGGAGTCTCCGTGACATCGCCATCAGTCGCTCTTTCCTGCGGTCCGGCCGGGCCGTTCGTGGCCTCCGGCGGCCCATGGGGCGTGGGTGTCGCAGCGCATCCCGCAGGGGTACAGGTGGACGTCCTGCGTGCATCCGTACTGGCAGACCCGGGTGGTGCTGCGGTGGAGCTCGGCGAGGACGCGCGGCTCAGGGCCGTAGTCGCGGGGGGTCATGCGGTCATCTGCTGGTGTTCGGCGAGCCACTCGTCCCAGGTCTGGACGCGATGGTCGGGCTGGTACAGCGACGGGAGATCGAGAGGGTCGTTGTGGAAGTCGGCGGGCGCGGGGGTGTGCTGCTCGGCGAGGATCCTGCGGTGCATCCGGTCGAGCGCGTCGGGATAGCGCTTCACCGGACGGCGCCCATCGGGATCCGCTCGCCCGTGTCGGGGTCCACGTCGAACAGCTCTTCGGCCGGCTCCACGGGGGCGCTCGTACGGTTCTGCCGCGCGCTGCCGGTGATCTCGGCTGCGGTGATCCGTTGCGGCGGGAACTCGTCGTCGAGGCTGATCTCGCCGCGTTCGATGGACTTGTACGTGACGCCCAGCTGAGCCACGTCGTGGTCGGTCCACTTGCCCGACGGGCGGCCGACCTTCTGCTCGAGGCGGTCGCTGGTGACGCCCTTCTCCTCGAACTTGCGGATGGCGTCGGCGACGCGGGTGGCGAGTGGCTTACCGCCGCCGTGGGCGATGGTCTGCGCGCAGAGGTCTTCGGCTTCCTCGGTGAACCACTTGGGGAGGATCGCGAAGATCTGCTCGCGGAGCCTGCGTGCGCCGTTGTTGGCGTTGTTCTCGTAGATGTCCCGCAGGTCGGTGAGGTTCTGGCGCCCCTTCTTGGTGTCCCGTCCGTGCTTGACGATGAAGGTGGTGGTGGCGCGGGTGTTGGTCTGGACGTCCCACGCGAACGCCAGCATCTGCGACTCGCCCTTGGTGTCGTCGCGGGACAGCTCGGTGATGCCGTACTGGACGTTGCCCCAGCAGCGGGCCAGTTCCCGGGCGAGATGGACGCTGGGGCCACTCACGGTGCTCCCGGCGCGGAGGAACCGGAAGAACGCCCGGTCGGCGAGACCCTTCTGTGCGCAGGACTCGCGCATCTGCTGCACGGCCTGGGAGATGTTGCGGGGGCACTGCTGGGCGACGATGATCGCCGCCTGCACCTCGGCAACAGCGCGGGCCTGTTCGACGGCGGTGGCCTGGCCGATGGTCGTGGGCTGTGGGGCGGTGGGCGCTGCGGGCTGGTAGGTGTCGATGTCGCTGGTCACTGGGACTCCTCGTGGTTGCGCTCGTACCAGGCGGGCAGCGAGATGAGTTCGACGTCGTCGCTGTAGCCGGGCCAGCGGCCGGTGCTGGTGCACTCGGCGTAGACGTCGATGGCCTGCCGGTTGAGGTGCTGGCCGATCTGCGCTGCGGTGATGTCGAGCTCGACGACAGTCACGAGGTAGGGCGCCGTCTTCTCCTGCACGACGAAGACGAAGCCGACGTCTTCGGCGATGCCGAGCGCCTGGACGGCGTCTCGGTACCAGGCGTCCTGCTGGTGGTAGCCGTAGTTCGCGGCGCTCTTGGCGAACTCGCCGGGCTGGGCGCTGCGGGCCGTCTTGTAGTCGGGGATGATGAGGCGACCACCGTCGGTCTCGGGGAGCCAGTCGAGCCGGCCGCGCCGTGTGACGGGGTGGCGGTCGTCGTACCAGAACAGGCTGGCCTCGGGCTTGCCGTTGTTGGGGTTGAACAGCGCACTGGCGATGGGGTGCGCGGCGACCACTGCGGCCATGGCGACGACCCGCTCGTAGTCGGCGCGGAGCAGCGGCACCTTGCCTTCGAGCCGGGCCGCGTCCCGCTGGTCCTGGGCTGCCTTGGTCTTCCAGTCCTTGGCGTCGATGACAGCCAACTCGGGGCCGGTGCCGAGAACCATCTTGTGGGCGGCGTGACCGAAGTCGAACTCGTCCTTGTGCTCCTGCGGGTTCTCGCGGCGCCAGGCGAACAGCGCCGGGCAGTTCGGGGGGAGCAGCAGCTTCGCGCCGGAGCACGACAGGCTCCCGTCGGGCACGGGATCGGCGAGGTAGACGTCGTGTGGGATGTCGTAGACACCGGGCTCGGTGATCTGCAAGGTCGCTGTCGTCATGCGGCTTCTCCGGGCTCGGTGGGTAGTGGGTTGGTGCGCTGGGCGGCGGGTTCTGGCGGCACCGCCGCCCAGCGCGTCGGGGTGGTGTTGGACTCGTTCTGGTCGCGTTGGGCCTCAACCCAGGTGGGGCGGTAGTCGTCGTCGCGGTAGCCGTCGAGGCGGCGGACGGCAGCCCACTCCTCGCGGTCCCGGTCGGGGGTGTTCCAGCTCATGCGACGTCGCCTTCCTTCTTCCGGTCGGCGAGGCCGGCGCGGTATCGCCGGTGGGCTTCGAGGCAGGCTTCGCAGGCGGCCTCGCGGCACCTGTAGTGGGCCGCGTAGCCGTTGTGGGTGCCGTGGGGGATGGGTTCGAGCGGCCGGCCGATGGAGTTGCGGCGGCGTCCGCGGCGCCCGAAGACCTGACCGCCCCACACGCCGACCACGTCGTGGCTGATGTGGTAGCGGGTGAGCGCCAACGCGAAGCACTGGGCTTCGACGGGGCAGCGGTGGCAGAAGGCCAGAGCCGCCTCCTCGTAGGCGCTCTTGGATCCGGCGGCGTCGATGACGGCGTCGAAGACGTCGGAGTGGCCGTTGCAGGCGGCGCGGGTGCGCCAGTTGGCGTCGGGGTCGCCGGTGGTGATGTGGGTCTGGCCGTTGATGGGCCGCCCGGGGGTCACGCGGCCACCTCCGGTAAGGGGGAACCGCTCCCAGGACAGGTGTAGCCCGGCAGGTAGTCGTGTTTGGCGAAGCAGCCAGAGCTGACATCAACGGGGGCATGCGCAGCGCAGGACGGGCAAAAGGCAGTGATTGTCACGCGGCCACCGCCTGCGCGCGGATGGCGGCCATGAGCTGCAGGCCGACGTGCTGGGCGTACAAGGGCGGGATCGACTCCCGTAGGCCGTCGCGGTTCATCCAGTCGATGCCGCCCATCGCCGTGCGGGCTTGGGCGACGCCGGAGAAGTTCCCGACGACGTGCATGAACTCGCCCAGGCGGGGCGCGCGCCCCATCTTGCAGAGCGGCCGGACGTGCTCCGGGTGCTCGGGCACGGTGAGCTTGACGTTGGACTCGAACAGCCGGTGCCGGTAGACCCGCAGCCAGGGCCACATGGCGCCGCAGAGCATCACCGGGTCGTGCAGCGGCGCGCCTTCGACGTTCTCGATCACGTAGGGCAGCCCGGTCGCCTGCAGCATGGCGCGGACGGGGGCCACGAGGTCGGGGTGGGTGTTGCCGCGGATGCGCTGGCAGTTGGTGTACGCCTGGCACGGCGGGCTGGCGTGCACAGCGGCCACATCCATCCGCTCCACGAGCCAAGGCAGCACCTCGAGGGCGTCGCCGCGGATGAACCGGTAGGGGTAGCGGGGCTGCGGGTTGATGTCGACGCCGATGACGTCGAAGCCCGCGGCGACGTAGCCGGCGCTGGCGCCGCCCTGGCAGCAGAACAGGTCGATGAGCAGCGGCTTCACAGCGCGGCCCACCGGGCGAAGACGTGCAGCGGCATGACGACGTAGCTCTGGCCGGTGTCGGTCTGCCCTCGTCGGCGGATGACGGCGGCGTAGTGCTCGGCGCCGTCGTTGGCTGCCTCTCGGGCGGCTTCGTCGACGAACGCGCCGAGCGTCACCGACGCCACGTTCTTGATCTCCAGCACCCAGGAGGGCACTCCGGCGACGTCTCCGCGGTCGTGGTTTCCGCGGAGGTGGCGGCGTTCGGCGTGGGGGAATCCGTGGGTGGCGAGCCAGTCGCACACGTCCTGTTCGAAGCGGGCACCTCGCGCCTTGACCGCGCGCATCTGGCCGGCGGTGCGGGGGGTCACCGCTGGGTCCTGTCGGCGGCGGCGCGCATCTGGCCGACTTCGCGGGCGAGGTGGTCGACGTAGGTCATGGCGGCGTCGAGTTCGTCGGACAGTTCGCGGATGCTGCGGGTGTGGTCGCGTTCCCAGGCGGCGCCGGCGAACAGGCAGGCGACGCCGACGGTGAGGATGAGGAGGGCGACGATGACGGCGGTCACGGGGTGCGCTCCGGGCGGCGGAACTTCAGGCACACGCACGACCCGGAGCGGTGACGGTGGGCGCATCCGGCCGTGTCGTGCTCGCGGCGGTTGTGGCTGCAGAGCGCGCACGTCTGCTGGCTGGCACGCGCCCGCAGCTGGACGTCGACGACGCTGCTGCCGTCGTCGCCGACCACGCCGCGGTACCGGCCGCCGCGCCCGTCGGTGAACTCCACGGGCTCGCCGGGGCGCAGGCCGTGCAGCGCGCTCATCGCTTGCCCCGCCGGTGCTGGCCGGTGTGCGCGGGCCACTGGTGGGCGATGAGCGCGATGGCGGCGAGCACGGTGACGACGGCGATGGCGAGCAGGGGGCTCATCTCTGGCCTTCTGGGCAGGAACGCTCGATGACAGCGAGGCCGCTGATCTTGTCGACGGCGCGGATGCATCCGCAGGGAACCTGGACGCGCTGGACGAGGCTGAGCCTGTCCGGGAGGTGGACCTCGCTGGGTGGCGGCGGCAGATGGGCCGCCGGGTTGAGCGGGGGGACGGCGGTGACGGTGGCGGACGGCGGGATGGGGTAGACGCGGTCGCCTTCGACCACCTCGGCTGCCCACCTTCCGTCCCATCGGCGACGGCTGGCCGCGAGCACCTCGGCGACGTAGCTGACGACGACCAGCTGCCCGGGCGTGAGCTCGTCGTGCGGGATGCCGCTCATGCGAGGCACGTCAGTCGCAGCGACACGCGGTCGTTGAGGCGCCGCTCGGCGACCCACTCGACGCCCAGGGGGCACAGCTGCGGGGTGATGCCGAGGTGGCCGGCGCGGGCCTGCAGCTCGTGGAGGGTGGCGACGGGGATCTCGAGGAACGCTCGGGCGTTGTGGTGCTGGCAGAGGTCGCCTTCGCAGTCGACGAGGGCGGCGAGTTCGGTGAGGCCGGTGTAGACCTCGCAGTCGATGGCGGTGATGGGGTTGTGCGCGAGGCGCGGCTGGTGCTGCGCGGGGATGACGGCTGTTTCGGGCATGGCTTCGCTCCGGTGGGTGCGACGGGGTGGTGCTGGCTAGTGGTGGCGGCGTGGTGTTGGTGGCGTGGTGTTGCGGATGTAGGTGCGCAGGCGGCGGCCGAAGGCGATGGCGAGGAGGTCGAAGCAGAGCCAGAACAGGGCGATGGCGCCGAGGAGCGCGGGGCCGTTCACGCGGCGCTCCCAAGGTCCCCGAACAACACTTCCTGGCTGAGACGCCCAGCGGCGAGGCCGCAGTAGGAGACTTTCTTCTCGATGCCGACTGCGTGGCGTCCCTCGTCCTTCGATGCACGGAGGGTCGTGCCGCTTCCGGCGAACGGGTCAAGAACGAGGTCGCCGGGGTTGGTGAACAGCCGGACGATGTCGCGGACCATGACAACAGGCTTTGCTGTGGGGTGGCCCGTGTGCTGCTCGCTGGGCAGGACCCAGTTCGCGGCCCGTCCGCCTCCGTTCCATGTCGGGCGGGTGTCGTCGCGGTGCAGGAAAGCGATGGCTTCCCAGCCCTGGCCAGGGCGGTCGCCGCTGATTTGCGGCATCGGGTTTGTCTTGACCCATACGCCGATGCGGAGTAAGCGCAGCCCGTTGGGCGGGTCGTCGTGGAATGTGACGGCGTGCCGGTAGTCCACTGTGGCGATGACCCATCGGCGGGTCACCGACGCGGCGAGTGCGAGGCTGGCGCGTAGGTCGTCGACGGTGAAGCTGTCGAACCCGAATTCGACCGCGCTTCCGCCGTCGCGCTTCGACGCGGTGACGCGTGCCTTGGCGTGCGTGTTCGCGTCGTAGGGCGGGTCGGTGATGGTCACGTCTGCCTCGACACCGAGTGTCGGTAGCAGCTTCATGCAGTCGCCGAGATAGAGCTCGACTGCCTCATCGGAGTAGTACGGCGCGCCGCTCATCGCGCGGCCAGCCAGATCGCGTCCGCGGCGTGGCAGTCGAAGCACGTCCCGGTGGTGACGGCGACGGCGCAGCGGGTGCAGACGCCGATGGCGCTCCGCCGGTGGCGGGCCTGCCAGAGGTCAAGGGCCCAGGCGGTGAACCCGCCGGCGAACATGCCGCCGGTGATGAGGTCGATGGCGAGCTGCCGGGGGGTCACGGGGCCGGCTCCGTGTTGGTGGGCGGCTCGTCGAGCGTCGCGGTGATGGCGTCCCTCAGATGCCTTAACGCATCCGCGCTCAACCCAACCTCGGCGTCCCTGACCTGGACGACGCCCGGGTGCGGGTGCCCAACGAAGCCAGTGAACTCGAAGCGGTCACCGTCGGGGTCGGTGTAGGTCATGCGGACGGGGGGTTCCATGTCACGCCCCCCGCAGGTGCTGGGCGAGGGTGCGCCGGGTGCGGGGCTGGGGCTTGCCGAGGCGGGTGGCGAGGCCACCGGACCGTGCTGGGGGGAGGTGCATGGTCCGGTGGCTGTCTCGGCCGGTCGTGCCGGTGCGGGTGAGCCTCACGAGGCACCGCCGTCGCCGCGCAGAACCCGCACGCAGATCGTCAGCGCCTCGTCCTTGGTGAATCCGCCCGCCTTGAGGCTGATGTACAGCTCGCGTAGCTGGGCGACGGCTTCACCCATGGGAGTCGACCAGCCGCCGAGGTCCTCGATCTTGCCGCCGCCATCCTTCGGCTGGTCGCTCATGCGGCACCGCCGAGGTCGTCGGTGTGGTTCTCGGTGGCGGCGAGGCGCTCGACGTCGGCGCGGCGGAAGACGTACCCGTTGGTGCCGGGGAGCTTGGTGGCGGCCTTGAGCCGGCGGGCGGCGACCCGGCGGTGGATCGCCCACACGCTGACCCCGAGCATGTCGGCGGCCTGTGCGGTGGTGAGGAGGTCTTCTGTGGGCATGCCCAGAACCATGCACCTGCACAAGCCTGGGCGCAAGGTCTTCCGGGGGTATTTGCTGAGGATCTCACCCGTTCGGGTGAGCTTGCACTTGCAAGCATGCGTGCCAGTGCCCTAGCTTGGGCATGCCGCTGGTGCACAAGCCAGAGCGGCTAAGGAGAAGGAGGCCCCACCGTGACGACCCAGGTGCCGACCCAGCGAGCGAACGTGCCCACGTTCGACCAGGCCGACAGGCTCGCCAAGGCCCGCAAGTTCGCCGGCCTCGATCAGGGCCAGCTCGCTGACGCCATCGGCATCAGCCGCAACAGCGTCAGCAACTACGAGGCGGGGAAGACGTCGCCGCGGATCATCGTGCTACGCGCGTGGGCGGACGTCACCGGCGTCCCCATCGAATGGCTGCAGACGGGGCAGATGCCAGATACGCCATCGTATCGGGATCTGGACATGACGGCCTTACTGGCCCCCCGCGCTGCCCCCGAGGCCTGCGCCGCGTAGCCCGCACGGCACTTTCTGCTACCTGTTTCCCACAACCATCCACAGGCCCCCTCAGATCTGGTAAATCTCTCAACCTGTCGCAAAGGGGGCGGTACGTGGACGAGTCGTTGCCCGACACGCTGGCCGCCTACACGGACGCCATGAAGGCGGCCGGCAACAGCCGCGACACCGTCCGCAGCCGCCTCACCGGCGTCCGCCTCCTTGCACGCTCCGCCGACACCGACCCCCGCACCTGCACCGCCGAGCAGATCACGAGCTGGCTGGCGGGTGACTTGGCGCCCTGGACACGGCTGACCTACTACTCCCACGCGCGGGCCTGGTTCGGCTTCCTGCTCGACACCGATCGCCGGATCGACGACCCGACCCGCAGGATCCGGGTGCCGAAGAAGCCGCGCGGCATCCCGCAACCGCTGCCCGCCAACGACGTGACGGTGCTGCTCGAGGTGGCGAAGGGGCACCCTAGGAGCTTCCTGCTGCTGGGGGTGTACGCGGGGCTGCGGGCCCACGAGATCGCGAAGGTCCGGGGGGTGGACGTGTCGGCGACGGGGATCCGGGTGGTCGGCAAGGGCGGGTACGTGGCGGTGGTGCCGACGCACCCGCTGATCTGGGAGGACGCGCAGAACTACCCCCGGGACATGCGGTTCTGGTTCCCGGGCAACCTCGGGTCGCAGTCGCCGCACATCCAGGCGGCGACGGTGACGCGGGCGGTGAAGCAGGTGATGGTGGCGTGCGGCGTGCAGGGGCACACGCACATGCTGCGGCACCGGTTCGGGACGGACGCGTACGCCGTGGACCACGACATTCTGGTGACGCAGCAGCTGTTGCGGCATGCGAGCCCGGCGACGACGGCTGGGTACGCGCTGGTGGAGAGCGACCGGCTGCGGGCGACGGTGCTGCGGCTGGGGCGCCAGACGGACGAGCGGCCTGCCTAGAGAAAACCCGGCCGCAGAGCGGCCGGGCGGTGTATGAGCTGGAGTATAGGACACGCGCGCGGGACCGGGACTTAGGACGACCTTGTGCACCAGTAGTACTCCGAGCCAGGGCGCAAGTCCTCGAGCATCATCCCCGCAGCAGCGTGTGGGTCTGTCTCCATCACCCTGCGAATCTCGGTTTGTCGCTTGTGGTAGGCCCAGTACTTGTAGACAGAGGGAACCCACCACTCCCTGAGGCGGCGCACGTACTTGGTCATCCGGCTAACCCCCGTCTGTTAGACGGGCCGCCCGCTCGTTCGACCGCCGGGACAGCGCCGCCGTTTCGCCGACGGATCCCTGTCAGGGGCGACCAGTAGGTTCCCTGTCTACGCGCCCCGGCGTGCCGAACCAACGTGCGGCCCGTGACTACTACACTACAGCCCCAATCTGGTGGCGGCGTTCATCTTCCACGCGTCCTGGACGCGGACGTACAGGCCGAGGGTCTCGGGGGAGCGGTGCCGGGTCTGCGCCATGATCTCCCGGTCGGTGGCGCCGCGCATGTGCGCGTAGGTGACGAACCCGGCGCGCAGGCTGTGCATGCTGTAGCCGGCCGGGTCGACGCCTGCGCGGGCTAGGGCGCCGCGCAGGATCTTGTTCATCGACTCGGTGGCGAGCTTGCCGGACGTCACACGGTTCTCCCGGCGGACCCCACGGAACACAGGCCCGTCGTCGATGCCTGCGGCGTCCAACCAGTTGCGCAGCGCGGTGACGGGGCACAGGTCGGGGTTGCGGGCGCGCGGGAGGATCATGTGCTCGGCGGCGCCGTGCTGGTTGGTCTTGCTGTGCGTGAGGGTGATGGTGATGCCGTCCGGGTGGTCGGACAGGTTCCGCACCTCGAGCGCGGCGATTTCGCTGCGGCGCATCGCCCCCCAGAAGCCGGTCAGGAGCATGGCCCGGTCGCGCAGCCCCAGCAGCGACGTCTCGGGCGGTTCGTTGCGGCGTGGGCGGCACACGTCGGGGCACGCGGCGATGACGTCGACCAGCACGGGTGGCATGAGGGGCTTGGCCTGGTCGGCGGGGGATCCGTGCTCCCGGCGGATCCCTTCCCAGGTGTAGTCGACGCGGGCGGTGCTTGTCGGGTCGGGGAACCCGGCGACCTTGTGCGCGTGCTTGACGGCGGTGATCTTGACGCCCATCGTGCCGACGGTCGCCCCGGCCTTCGCGAGCGCGATGAGGTACTGGCTGACGGCCTCCGGCGGCGCCGGTAGGGCGGCGTGGCCGGCTGCGGCGGCCCAGGCGACGAACTCGCGCCAGTGCCCGGAGTAGCTGCGGATCGTGTTCGGCGCCAGCGCCCCCGCGATGTAGGCGGCCTCGTCGGCCGTCAGCGGCGGGCCGTCCGCGGGGAGGGCTAGGGCGGCGTGGTCGGTCATGGGATCGGGTCGCCCTTGATGAGCGTGGCCGCGTACGCGCGGCGGTTGGGGTCGTACTCGCCCAGGCGGTACAGCCACGTCCCGTTCTCGAGTGTGAGGCGCACCAGGCCCTCACCTACCTCGATCGCAGACGAACGACCACGCTGGGGCCGTCCGCGCTCCCACAGAAACGGCACCCTCGTGAATTCCCATGCGATCCAGGTTCGGCATGGGACCTGGATGCCGCGGGTCCGGACGAAACCCTCCGAGTCAAGCCGCTCGGTGAACTCCAGGTCGGTAGGAGTCTCGTCAGCCATGCCTGGATCCTACACCTACAGGACGTGATTCCATGCATAATCAAGCCTAGTACGTGGTAGAGTTTGGGGACAGACCAAAGGAGCGTCTCATGACGGGTTCTGAGCACACGCCAACCAGTTCCGAGCGCAGGCGGACCGCTGTACGCGACGCGCACCTCGCCATCGCCGCGGAGCTCGTCCCGGACGGGAAGGTTCTCGCCTGCCCCTACTGCGGCGGCCGGGTCGTCCCGATGGAGGCAAGGCTGTACGGCGAGGATGGGAAGGCGTACAGCGAGACAAACTGCCGCACCTGCCATGCGTCGTGGGGGAAGTACGGCGAGCCCCTGATCGGCGACCTCCGACCCGCCGGCGCGAAGGGGTAAGGCATGACGGGTTCCGCCCGCACGTTCCGGCGCACCGCGGTCCACCTGGCCCTGCTGGCTCTCGCTGGGGTAGGAATCTGGCTGCTCGTCATGGGCATGGGCGCCGTCGCGTTGATGCTCCACCCGACCTGGGTGAGCGTCCTGTGGTCGGCTGGCTGCCTTGTCCTCTCCGGCATGCCGCTCGCGTTCCTGCTCGCCAAGGACTAGCCCACAACGCGAAGAAGCCCCGGCCACCCACGAAGGGTGACCGGGGCTCTCTCGTCGCACCAGCGACCTACGCCGCCTTGGCGGCCTTCGCTGCCATCTGCTTCAGCTGCACGTCGTGGATCCGCATCACCCGGTCCGTGAACGACGCCGCGACCGCGCGGTTCAGCTGCACCGTCAGCTCGTTGTCCTGCAGCGTCTCACCGCCCACCGACAAGTTCGTGCTCCCGTGGATCACCAGCTCCCCGTCGATCACCAGCACCTTCAGGTGCTGGATCGCGCCGTGCTCGCTGCGGCCCACGCTGACCGAGTTGCCGATCTGCTGCGCCCAGTCGGCCAGCAGCCGCTTCTCCCCCACGCCGGCCGCCTGCGTGCTGTCCAGCGCCATCTGCACGAGCACGTGCTGGTTCTCCAGCAGCCCGATGAGCGTCTTGGACACCACCGGGTCGGCGAAGCCGAACATGGCGACATACACGGACCGCTGCGCGCTGGCGAGGCAGGCGGCGAGGACCTTCGGGACGTCGTCGATGGGCGAGAAGAAGGTCCGCCGGTCGGCCGGGTAGTCGGCGGGGAACCCGCCGACCTTGCAGCCGTCGAGGACGGACAGGTCGGTGAGGGCCATCAGGCGGCCGGTGGGGCTGCCGGGTCTGCGGCGGGGACGGTGCTGTCCAGCACGGGCGGGGCCGCGGGCTCGGCAGCGGGCACGTCGGGAACAGGGATCGGCGCCGCAGCCGGGGCCTCCGGCGCGGCCGGGGCAACGGGAGCGAGCAGGGACGTGTTTGCGCCCACCGTGAAGGACTGAGTCCCGACCCCCGAGCTGACGTTCATGATCGGGGCGAAGTCCTCGGCCGCTGCCTCGTCCTTCACGAGCTGGACGGCACTGGCCGGGGAGAACACCCCGCGGCGGATGTACTCCGCGAGCGTCGGTGCCCCGAGGGCCACCGCCACTGCTGCACTGGTGATGTAGCCCTGCCAGCGCGCGTCGATGGGAACCACGTTGGCGGTTAGCCCGGAGATGACTGCGACGACGCTGGCGATGGCAGCGCGCAGCCGCGCTGGCTCACGGGCGGAGAGGCCCGGGGTGAGGGTGGGAACGGCGGTCATGTCAGGCTCCAGGGGTAGAGGTGGGCTTGCCGAGCTCGGCGAACACGTTCCGGATCGCGGTCTCGATGGCGGCCTGGTCGGCCACGTGCGCCTGCTGGTTCAGCTGCGGGGCGATCGCCGCCGCGAGCTTCGCCGGGTCAAGCGCAACCGCGAGCCGCGCGTCGACGAGCTGCTGCAGCTGCGCTGCCATGCCCGTGAACATGTGGTTCGGGTCCGCCGCGCCCGCGTAGCCCTGCGTGACGCTCACCTGCCCGGTCACCTGCGCGATGACCTGAGCCATCCGGCCCCACTCGGCTTCGGTCAGAGCCATGTCATCTCCTACTGTTGAGGTGAAGAAGTCGTCGGCGAGCAAGCTCTCGTCGTACTTGTCGTCGTGGTCGATCCACTGCGTCCCGTCGCACTGCACGGGCGCGCCGCACACCGGAGAGCAGATGTGCTTACCGGCGTAGTGCGCGGACCACAGCCGCACCTCGGTCCGGCCGACACCGCCAGCGGCCAGCGCGCCCATCAGCGCCCCGAGGTTCGTCTGCGACGTGTACAGCACCGGGCGGCCCACACCGCGGGCCTGCTGGCGGCGGACCCACGCCGGCGCCTCGTCGACTGTCGCGTCGCCGGTTTCGATGTCGAGGCAGTCCGCGTCCTGGCTGGCGTTCACTGCGATGGACAGCACCCGCGCGTGGGGGAACGCGACGCGCACCGCGTTGTACGTCGGCCACCTGCCGCCGACATAGGCGCCATAGGCGACGTCCCCGCCGGGGAGGTTCGCGACGTAGATCGCGTCGTACATGACGATGGGCAAGACCGCTCCCCTAGGTTGTGGCGGCGCAGACGGCACGCAGGGTCTTCAGCGCACTGCTGCGCAGCTGGGAGATGCGGGCCTCGGACACACCAAGGTCACCGGCGATGGCGAGCAGCGTCCGGTCGTGGATGTCGTGCTGCTCGATGACGTACCGCTGCCGCGCGGGGAGGCTGTCGAGCGCCCAGCTGACGGTGAGGCGAGCGTCGATCTGCTCGATGGCTGCCGCTGCCCGCTGGTCCGGGATCAGGCTGATGAGGGTGTCCCCGTTGGAGCTGTTGTCGGAGTGCTGCAGGTAGGCCGGCGGCGTCTCGTCGAAGCTGATGACGATCGCCTCCGCGCGCCCAGGGCGGCGGAAGCCCGTGCGCGCCCGGATGCCGTCCCGGACTGTCCCGTCGACCTTCAGCCACGCCCACGCCCTGAACGGGATGCCGTGCTGCGGGTCGTACGTCTGCGCGGCGCGCCACAGCCCCAACATCGCGTCACTACGCGTAGCCGCGTAGTCGCGGTCCGGTCCCCCACCAAACCTGCCCACGGCGACCGCGACGATCCGGCCTTCGTGCTCGGTGTAGAGCTCGAGGGCCGCGTCGCGGTCCGTCATGGGGAGGGCGACGCCGAAGGGGTCGGGGTGGGGATGGTGCAGGTGAACGTCTGCGTGGTGCCGTCGGAGTAGGTGACGGTGAAGCTGTCGGTGGGGTTGCCGGCGCACGCCACGGAGGCGATGCCCCGGCCGTTGGCGCCAGCCGGGCCGGTCGCACCCGTCGCGCCGGGCTCACCGGGCAGGCCCTGCGGACCGGCCGGGCCGGTGGTGCCGGGCGTGCCGTTCTGGCCGGCGGCCCCGGGGATTCCCATGAGACCGGCGAGACCCTGCGGGCCGGCAACACCAGCCGCCCCGGGGGCGCCGGGCAGACCCTGTGGGCCCATCGGCCCAACCGGGCCCTGCACCCCCGTGGCGCCCGTGGCCCCCGGCGCCCCGGGTGGGCCGCTGACGGGCGGCGCGGACGCCACCGGCGACGCCCCCAGCCCCCGCACCTGACCCTCAAGCTGCTGCGCCGCGGTCGCGGCCTGTCGGTAGTCCGCGTCCAGCCGCGAGACCGTCGCCTGCGTCGTGTGCAGCTGGCCCGTGACCTGCCGCATCCCCCACCCGAACCCCAGCGCCGCGAACAGCACCAGGCCGAACCCCAGGAACGTCGCCAGCGGCCCCGGGTTACGGGGAGGCCGCCACATCACGGGGCGTCCCGGTGGGCGTCGTTCCAGCGGCGGTGCGGGATCTTCATCCGGTCCTCCAGGGAGCGGGCATAGAGCTGCACCTCGTGCAGGATGTCGGTGATCCGCGCGAGCTCCGAGCCGACCTGAGCGAGTTCCGCAGAGACCCTCTCGAACCTTGCCCGCAGGGACGTCAGCTCGCGGTCCTGGGCATCCATGCGGCGGCGGTAGCCCTCGTTGTCCGCGCGGAGCTCCGAGTGGTAGGCGCTCGCGGCGGTACTCCGGGTCGTGAACATCCCGACGAGGATCGCGGCGATACCGGCGACGAGCGCGCCGACCAGCGCGCCGACGACGGTGCTCACGCGGCAGGCGGGGTCGCAGGGGCCGGGGACGCAGCTGTGATGGTGACCGGGCCGACCTTCAGCTGCCCGTTCGCATCCGGGCTCACCCCGGTGACCTGCTGGGCCCGCTCGAACGACGCCTGGTCCACTGTCGCCGCCACCGACGTGCCAGTGACCTGAACGTCAGCGGTCATGTCGGGCCCCGACGACACCAGCACATCCGTCAGGACGCGGATGCTCGCCGTCAGCCCCTGCCGCTGCGCGGCGGCCTGCGCCGCCGGGACCAGCGCCACCATCGCCTCCACCGCGGCCAGCGGGATCGGCGACCACGTCTGGGAGTCGACGGTGAGCTCCATGCTGCCGTCGTCGAGCACTGTCACGTCGACCGTCATCTGCTACCGCCTCTCGATAGCCGTCAGCCGGCGGTTGATGGTCCGCAGCAGGTACCGGCGGTCAGGGGGCAGCGCGCCCAGCGTGATCGTGGTCGTCGCGGTGCCGTTGTCGTCCCAGTCGAACGTCATCTCCTGCACCCGGTAGGTGGCGTTCACGTTCAGCCGCCCCGACTGGATGACGAGCGTCACGAGGTCCCCGAGCCACACCATGTCGGTGCCGGTCCACGCGTTCGGCTGCAGCACCACCTGCCACGCGGGCATGATCGCCTGGTCGTTGGACAGTTCGTCGTTCGCGCGGGACGTCAGCGTCGCCGCTTCGAGGATCGTGGTGTCACCGACCTGCGCGTCCCACCGGCCCTCCACGCGGGTCGCGATGTCCGACGCTTCGACCCGCACAGCGGTCAGCGACGAGTCCCCTGACATCCGGACCGCGTTGGCGTAGATCCCCGGGTCGACCGACCGGCTGAACGTGCGGATCGCGCCAGGGAACCCGAGGGCCAGACCCCGGTCGGTGCCGCGCTCCGGGTAGTAGATGTCGAACGTCAGCGTGGGCGTGGACGTGGGGTTGATGGCGTAGTCGAACCCGCCGCCGAGCGTCCCGAGCTGGTCGAGGTACGTCAGGATCGGGTTGCCGGCCTGGTAGGTGCGGGTGACGGTGACGCCAGTGGTCTGACCGACACCGCGGACGATCCCGAGGTTCCCCCCCGAGTGGCCCTGCGTGGTGGAGATGAGCCCCCACGCGACGGCGCCCTGGTCCTGGGAGGAGTAGGACAGCGTGTCGCCGTCGAACAGCAGCCTGCGGCCCAGCAGGGTCTTGTAGTCGGCGGTGGAGACGGTGACGGTGTGCTGGTTGCCGTCGTGCCGGTCGGTGGTGGCGCCGACGCGGCCGCGGTACAGCGGGGAGCCGTTGTGGTAGATCCACGCGTCGGTGATGAGCTCGGTGATCTGCGCGGCGTCGCGGCTGGTGCCGTCGAGGGTGAATGTGAACTCGGTGTTGGCGGTCAGCCGGAACGTCGCCTTACGGCTCGTCGCCTGCGTGAGCTGCCAGTTCGGCATGTTCCGCCACGGGCCGACCGCGAACGACCACAGGTCGGCCACTAGACGTGGACGGCGGCGCGGGCCGTGTAGGTGAAGGTGGGCGCGTACCAGGTCAGTGAGCCGACGACCGCGGAGATCGACGCATTGAGCGACAGGCTGTCACCGGCGGCGAGCTGGATATCAGCGGGCTGGATCACCCGCGGGTTGTCGCTGTTTGCGAGCGCCCCCGTGGGCTGCGAGCCACCTGTGGGGGTGACCAGCGCCCCTCCGTTGAGGGAGTACTGCACGTTCACGGTGCAGGACGCGCCCGCCGCGCCGGTGAAGTCGATGGCGAACTGCGTGCTGACGGTGCACGGCCGGGTCGCGAACAGCACGCCCTGGCTGATGGGGCTGCCTGTGCTGGTGAGGCCGAACGCGGCGCCGATGCCAGAACCCGCCCGGGTTGCGACCGACCCCATGTGGTCCTGTGGCGTTGACGGGGTGTTCAGCAACACCCGCTGGTCGGTGATGTTCGCAGAGGTGATAGCCGTGGCGTTCGCGGCGACCGCCACCTGCCCCAGCAACAGCGCCGAGTTCGGCAGCGCCGGAGCCACGCCGCTACCGGGCGTCCCAGCCACCGCAACCGGCGACCACGAGTAGGTCGTTGCGCCACCACCGGCCTGCTTGTCGTAGATCTGCGCGACGATCAGGTCGATCCGCGGGTTCGTCGCGTTCGCCGCCGTGATCGGCAGGTTGAACGTCGCCGTGGACTGCGCGATGTACACGCCCTGGTTCGCGATCGTGTCACCCGTGACCGCGAAGGAGCCCGCCGCGATGTCCACGCTCATGTTCGCCCCGGCGCCACGCTGCGTGATCGCGAGGTCGCCTGGCAGCGACACGCCGTCAGCGGTGACAAGCGTGGACAGCATGTCCCGGAACTGCTGCCCCGTGTAGCTGATCGTGGCGTCGCCGGTGGCCGCCTGCATGAACAATGGCTGAAGCAACGTCATCGGGGCGCCCTCTACAGGTAGCGGTTACGAACGGTCAGCACGCCGTTGGTGGCAGCGCTCGAGGCGTCGGCGGTGAACAGGACCGGCGTCGTCCCCGACGCCGGAAGCCGCCACCACGTCGCCGTCGAGAAATCCAGCGACCCGTACAGCGAGTTCGCCGGGTTGTCGTTCAGCAGCACCGTCCGGGCATCCGTGTCGATGCTCAGGTAGTCACCCGCCGCCACCGTCAGCCCCGGGAAACTCAGCTGCTCCCCCGTGTCCCGCCGCGACACCACCGGGTTCTGGAACGGCCCGTACAGCCGCCACTGCACCGGCGTCGCAGCGGTTCCCGACGTCGTCACCGACGACGCCCCGGCGACCTGCCCCGACCCGAACGTCATCGGGAACGACACCGGGAAACTCATGCCGCCCGTAGCCGACCCCGAAGGGGTCAGCCGGTACGTCGTCGCCGTCGCGTCCTCGAACAGCCCGCTCGGGGCCCGGAACGTCAGCTGCGCCGCCCGGACCGTCCCCGGCGGGAACGGCGACGGCACCCCACGCACCAGCGTCCGGCGCTCCCCACCCGGCCAGTCCGACCGGCCCACGTACGCGTAGTTCCGCGCCCCCGGGTGCGTCACCGCCGCCAGCTGGTCGATCAGCAGCCCCGTGTTCACCCCGGAGATCGTCACCTCAGCGACGATGTTCCGGGCCCCCACGAACGCTGAGGTGTCGACCTCGCCGTCCATCCCGGGCAGCGGCTGCGACACCCCCCGGTCGGCGGGCACCCCCAGGTCCAGCTTCGTGAGGATGAACGTCGACGCGCTGATGCCGAGCGACAGCAGCTGCACCCCGGCAGGGGTGACGATCCGCAGCGTGTTCGGGGTTAGCAGTACCACCGTTCACCCCTCACCCGAAGTGACCTTGGCGCTCCCGGAACTCCGCCTGCCGCAGCACCAGGTCCAGCCCGACGGCGTCCTCGATGTGCTGGTGCTCGACGTGGATCAGTGGGGCGCTGCGCCGGTTGGCGTTCTGCTGCCTGGTGAGCACGGCCTCCCCCTCATGGAGAAGCGCCGGCCCGGTACGCGGCACGTAGCTGGTCCCGGACTCGTAGCCGACGTACGCGCCACCCGCGCCGTGCCGGCCGCCAGCGGCGAGCATCCCGGCGCCGTAGTTCGCCAGCGCGAAGTTGATCCCGGCGTAGATGTTCGCCAGCGGGTCGAGGATGTTGTCGACCAGCGCCCGGCTGCGGTACGCCTCGAACGTGCTCGGGATCGTCTGCATCAGACCCTGCGACGGGTGCCCGGCCGCGGCGTTCGAGTCCGTCAGGTTGATCGCCCGCGGGTTCCCGCCGGACTCCGCCCCGATCAGTGCCAGCACCCCGCTGTCCAGGGACAGCGGCTGACCCAGCATCCGCAGCGCGATGTCGACGACACGGCGCCACCGCTCCACGTCGCCACCAGGGCCCGGCGTCGACGACCCAGCCGCGACCATCGCCGCGATGATGTTCCGGACGTCGAGGCTGGTCTTCGGCGCGATGTCGTTGAACAGCACCTGCCCGCCAGCGGCGAACCTGGGGAGCTGCCCGGTGTCGTTGATGTGGTTCAGCACATGCGGGCCGACCGAGGCGACCGACGACGCCTTCACGACGAACTCGCGGTTGGACAGCAGCGCCGGGATGCTGTCCGACGTCCCCGTCCCCGGCCCGGTGATGAGCCCGCCATCGGCCTTGGTGAGGGCCGCGAAGCCAGGCATGTTCGCCAGGTTCTGCAGGTAGTCGGTGCCCGCCGCGTTGTCCGCGAACTTCTTGAGGCTCATCAGCCCGGCGGTGGCCTTGTCGTCGAGGGTCGCCGTGATCTGAATGTTCGGGATCGCCTCCACCGCGGCCTTGATCTGCTGCGCCGTGGACAGCGCCCCATCCGATCCGGGGGTGCTGTACTTGGTGATGGCCTCCGGCGGGATGTCCAGGATCGAGCCGATCATCCGGTCGGCCTGGTCCTTGTTGAACCCCAGCGAGAGCGCCTGACCCTCAAGAGCAACCCGTGACGCCTCGAGCGCGCCCTTCATGTCGAAGGAAGCGCCCTCCACCGACGCCTGAGCGCTCGCCATCTTCAGGGCGTCCTGCGCCGCAGACTGCAGCATCGCGATGTTCGACAGCCCGGCGGTGGTGTTCAGGTCCAGGCTCGTGCCGGAGTCCTTGATCGCCGCGCCCATGCCCTCGATGTCCTGGCGGAACTTCAGCGCGCTACGCGTCGCTTCGGCCGCCGGGTTACCGAACGCCATCAGCGCGTTCTGCAGGTCATCCGCCTGCGACGCCGCCGTCTTCGTGTTCGACCCCAGCTGCTGCAGGGCCTCACTGAGGTTGAAGCTGGGGTCTGCCGCCCGAGCCGCCGACGAGCCCATGTCGACGAGCTTCGCCGCCAGTTCCTTCTGGCTGAGCTTCAGGTCGGCGCTGGTCAGGTTCAACCCGAGCAGCTGGTCCTTGGTGAGCCCGGTGAGACGCGCGGCGTCCTCGAACGCGCCGTTGACGCGGGTCATCTCCGCGGTCAGCACCTTCGACTCGGCACTGAGCTGCTTGTAGGCGCCGGCGGCCCGCACGCCGTCCATCGACAGCGCGGCCAGACCGGAGGACGCCTTCAGCGCCTCCCGCATCTGCTGCTGCACGTCGGACAGCGCGGTGACCATGCGGGCGCTGAACAGGTCGTAGCTGCCGGAGGCGTTCTTCGCGGCGAGGATCTGGCCGTCCGACCAGTCCTGCGCGGCCTTCCTGGCGGCCGCCTGCTGGTCGATGACCTTCTTGACGATGAACGCGATCCCGCCGATCGCGGCGACGGCAGCGGCGATCGGCAGCGCGATCGCCACGATGGGGGCAACAGCGGCCCACGCGCTCGTCGCGAACTCCCCCATCGACAGCGCAGCGAGTGCCGCCCGGGTGGGAAGCAGCATCAGCTCGGTGCCGAGGGTCTTGATCGCGCCGATGGTGGTGGTGATCGCCGTGACCGTCCCCATGGTCACCTTCACGGCGGCCCACGCGAGGGCGAACGCGCCGGCCGCGATGGCGACGCCTTCGACTACGGCCTTGTGGGACGACAGGAACCCGAACGTGGCGGTGACGGCGGGTAGCAGCTGCGTGCCGAGGGTGATCGCCGACGCCTGCACGGTCTGCTTGAACCGGTCCAGCTGGACGTTGAACAGCTTCTGTGTGGACTCCCAGCCGGAGACATCCTTGCCGGCGTTCTTACCCGCCTCGGCGATGGTGTTGATCCGCGCGGTGGTGCCGGCCATGCTCTCGCCGGTCAGCTGCAGCACCGTGTTGAGGCCGTTGGCGCCGCCCATGATGGCCTTCATGTCGGCCGAGTAGGTGTCCGCCGCCGGGCCGCCCCGCCGGATCGCCTGACTGAAGCCGTCGGCGTTGTTCGCCAGCACGACGTACTGCTGGGCAAGCATCGCCTGGTCTGCGGGAAGGAACTTCAGCTGCGTCCGGTACTGGCTCAAGTTGAGCGCGCCGGAGGAGAACTTCTCCGCGAGGTCCTTCACCGCAGGGGGCATCTTCGCGAGCATCGCCTGCATGTCGCTGGCGGCCTGCGTCGACTGCCGCATCGTGCCCAGCAGCACCAGACCGGACGGCCCCATCTTCGACAGGACCGTCTCGGACAGGTAGTTCAGCGTCCCCGCCAGGCCGCGCCCGCCGGGGCCGTCACCGAGCTTCGTGGCGACGTCCACCGAGCTGATACCGAGCTGGTTCATCATCTGCACGGCGACGTTGTTCGGCGCTGCCAGGTTCCGCATCGTGAACGCGAGCTCCTGCGCCGCCTCGTCCGCGGTGGTGCCGTGCTGTGTGAGGCTCGCCAGGGAGCCGGCCACGTCCGCGAAGCTGATGCCGTTTGCTGACGCCAGCGGCAGGACCGTCGACAGGGAGCCCGAGAACAGCTCCATCGTCGTCTTCGCCTCACCGGCAGCGGCCTTCAATTGGTTCGTCACCGACACGGCGTCGCCCGCACCGAGGTGGTACGACGCCATCACGCTGGTGGTCGCGTTCGTGACCGTCGCCAGCGACGCGCCCTCCTCACGGGCCGCCTGCGCCGCAGCCTTCAGCACCGTCAGGCCATCCGCGCCGCGGATACCGGCCTTCTCGATCTGGTACATGCCGTCGGTGAGGTCTTGCCACTTCGTGCCCGTACTCTGCGCGATGTTCAGGATGCCCTTGCGGACTCCCTCCAGCGCGCCCTGGGACTCCCCCGCCGACGTCACCAGGATGTTCGTGGCCTGCTGGAAATCCGCGGCGATCTTCACGCTGTAGACCGCCGCCGCCGCGCCGGCCACCGCAAGGCCCTTACCGACCTTGTCCGCCGCCGCGCCAACCCTCGCCATACCCGACTCGGTCTTCGCACCGGCGCCCTCAGCCGCGTCACCGACCCGGTTGAAGACCTCCGACGCGCGGTCCACCGCGAGGATGTCGAAGATCAGGCTGAGGGGGGTAGCCACCTAGAGCCTCCCCATCCTGCGCGTTGTGACCTCTGCCTGAACGGCCTTCATCGCCACCAAGACCTGGGCGGCTACCAGCGGCTGCTGACGCTGCAGCGTCTCGGTGAACCAGCCAGGGTTGGGCAACTTCGTCTCGGCCCACTTGCGGTTCCTGTGGCCGAACACCGGGTGCCGGACCTGCGTCTGCCCGTCACCCCAGTTCGACGTCGAGCTCTGCGCGCGGATCCGCACACCCGCCTGCCTGCCCGACAGTCGAGTGGAAGAGCTGATCCGCTCCTTCGCGACGTACTCGTTCAGCCCGCCGCTCTTGGGAAGCTGGTCCCGCGCGGCGTCCTTCACGGCCGCCACGGCAGGCTTCGACGCCACCCGGATCGCGCCCAGCAGCTGCGCCCGCAGCGACGTGCCCGCGCCCAGGTCTGCGGACGGCGCCCCGAACCCGGCAGCGCCCAGCGCCTTCAGTCGCATCCCCAAGTACTTCAGGTCAGCGGGCCCCGTCGCCTCAACCACGGCCCACCCCCAGCAGCTCGAGAAGCTCCCGCTCCTTCGGCGAGTACGCCGACAACTCCGGCTCCGCCTCCAGTAGCGCGTCGAGGTTCTCCCTCGCCGCGTCCAGAGACGGCCACTCGTCCTCCACCTGGTGCCCGGCCGCCAGCAACGTCGTGTGCTGCTGCTGCAGTGCCAACGTCTGCCGCTCGTTCTTGTCGAGCAGCAGCGCGTACACGACGTCGCAGACGTCCCGGATCAGGCCGACCGACTCGCCAGAAGCTGCAGATCGGGGCGGCCAGGGTAGAGCTCCGAAGCCAGCTGCACGGCCCGCGACTCGGACGTCTTCGGGGTGCTGGAAGGCCCAGTCGATGAGTCGCTGGGCCGTGCGGTAGGGCGCTCCGCGCGGGCCGCGATGACCTTCCCGACGAACTCGAACAGCTGCTCCGTCGTGACACCGTCACGGTCGCAGGCAGCGTCGAACCGCTTCTCCTCGTCCTTCGACGCGAAGCACAGCGACAGCATCTCGTCGAACTCGCCCATCGCGTCGGCGTTGTCGCTGTCCGCGCCAGAGCGCGCGAGGCGCATGAGCCGCAGCATCCGGCGCTCGTTGACCCGCTCGGAGATCTCGAATGACTCCCCCAGGAACTCCACCGCGCTCATCGGGTCGTCCACATGGTCCAGGGCTGGCCAGTGCCGCTCGGGATCTCGAGGTTTGCGACCCAGGGGATCGTCGCCCGCGCCGGAGCCTTGTTGAAGCTCATCTTGAGCGCGCCGGAGTTCATCGCCTGGTACGCGACGATCCGCATCGTGCTGTCCTTGCTCTCCCAACCCAACATGCAGCGGGTCTCGTTGCCGACCGCCACCGGGTTGATCTGCGTCGACTGGGTCGCGCCCGAGCCGGTGACGGTATTCACCGCGCCGTTGAACGCCTTGATGAGGTTCGCGGCCGTCACGTTCGCGAGCGCGAACGCCAGGCTGCCCGTACGGTCGGTAGTCCGGTAGGTCACCGGGTCGTACAGCTCGGCGACCATCACCGGCTGCACCGTCGAGGTGTAGGTGAAGTCCGTGCCGGAGTCGGTCGCACCCATCGGCACCCACGCCACCGGCCACGTGTCGGTGTACGCCGAGGACGCCACCGTGTTCGTCGGCGTGGTGCTGCCCAGAGGCGCCCAGTAGAGGAAGCCGGTCTCGAACAGCAGGTTCGTCGCGGGAAGGGCAGAGTTCGCCATGGTGTGTCAGCCCTTTCAGGCGGTCGGGATGGTGGAGGGGTCGACCGGCGCGACGGGCGCGGCGGCGGGGATGTCAGCGGCGGCCTTCGAGCCGACCTTGACGACCTGGTCCGGGCGCAGCGTTCCGTCCTCGACGGACGCGGACGACACCGGCGAGTTGGCGGCGTAGGCGAACGCCCCGCCGATGTAGATGTCGCTGGCCGCGACGTACTCGCTGTAGTTCTTCGCTTGCGCTGCGGCGTAGGCGGCGACGTCGAAAGGCTGTTCGGACACGGGACTCCCTCATCGGTTTTCGGGCAGGGCGGATCCCGGTTGGTGCCGGGAGGGCTTGTGGGGCTAGTTGCTGACCGCGGCGACCGTCACCGACGTCGTCGCGCTGTACGTCACCGACGCCAGACCCGTGGACGGGTTCACGCAGTACGCCGGGACGTTGATCTCCGTGTCACCCACCGCGCAGACCGTCGGGAAGGTGTGCACCGTCCCCTGGCTGCACGCCGCGACACCCGCGAGCGTCGCCGTGATCGAACCGCCGGAGGCGTTGCGGACCACCAGCGCCACCGACGACCGGGAACCCACGTAGATCGAGTCCCCGCCGGCCCCCGCGGCGACGTAGGAGATCGTGCCGGTCTGGCTGGCGCTGACAGGCGTGAGAGTCGACACGGGGGCTCCTGGTCTACGGGTTGAAGAACGTGACGGTCTGGTAGTGCACGGTCACCAGCAGCGACGACGCCGACCCCTGCGAGTTCTGGATCGCCATCACCTGCGTCGCCACGCTCACCACCGAGCTCTGCGCCGTGACATGGCCACCGAGCGTCGGGTCGGCCTCGAGCGACCCCTGCAGCGCGGCGACAAGGCTGAACGCCAGCGACCGGGTGATGACCGGGTCGGTGTCGCCGGTGTTGCACGCCAGGTGGCAGCGGATCTCGCCGGCTTCCTGCGTCGCAACCCCCGACGGGTCCGGTGCCTGCTGGTACTGCCCGGCGCCGTCGTCGGTGACGAACCCGACCGTGAAGTAGTTCAGCGGCGAGTCGCCAGTGATCGGGTGGCTGTCGTAGACCGCCACCTGCGCGGCCGTGAACGCCGGCAGGCTGTTCGCGACCGCCAGTAGCCCGGCGAACACGTTGGGCCACTGCGCCCCGGGGACGCTCACGCCATGCCCGGCGGCAGCAGGTACGGCAGCAGCAGCTCCATCACGTCCGAGCCCAGGAACCCGGCATCACCCGCGTACGCCGGTGGCAGGGACTCCCCCGCCGACGGCAACGGACTCGCGCCGCGCTGCGTCTTCCACATCTCCGCGACCTGCATGATGACGGCCCGCTTGATGTCGTCCGACACCTGCGCGCGGCCCACCGTGTACGTGATCGTGAAGATCGACCCCGGGCCGTACCACGGAAGCGACCCGCCAACCACCCGGCGGCGCAGCACCCCCGTCATGGGGTTCAGGCGCCACGCTGCCGTGTCGTCAACCGGCGTGGCCCCCAGCCATGGCTCGATGCTCACCGACGTCACAGCGACCGCCGGCATGTACGTCAGCACGATCTGCGGGCCGTGGACGTCGATCTCCTCGGTCACCGTCTGCACCGACATCGGGCCGATCAGCTTCTCGATCGCCGACGTCGCCGCGTTGATGAACGTCTGCAGCTCCACGTCGTTCGTCGTGATCGACGAACTCATGGTCAGCCCGGCCTTCACCTCCGCCAGCGACACCGGAGGTGAGGAGTTCGGGGTGCTGCCGGGCACGTAGATCGCAGGCACGTCAGCTCCTACACGTAGCTGTTGAAGAAGGCGACGACCTCGCTGGTGGGCACGTTCGGGAACAGCGCCGTGTGTCCGCCAGTGATCGCCGGGCTGCGCTGCGTCACGTTCGCCAGGGCCAGCTGCGACAGCCAGTACGCCTGGCTGTTCCAGCCGAGCACCTCGTCATCGGTCGCCGTCGCGACCTTGATCGGCATCGTGCCGATCGCCGTGCGGAAACCGGAGATGTTGGCCAGCGGGCTCGTGCGCTGCGACACCGACGCGTAGGTGAACGTCAGCGCGGCGTTCGCCGCCCACGTCGCGGACACACCCGACGACGACACCCCCACCAGCGTGTCCGCGGTGATCGTGGTGGTCGTCGGAGCCCCCACCGCCGTCATCGTCGTGCCACCCAGGGTGAACGTCACCGTGGCGCCCTGCGTCAGCGCCAGCGCCACCTGCCGGGGCACCGCGGCCGTCAGCTGCACCGACGACCCCGACTGCACCGTCGACGTCACGGCGTTCTTCACCAGCGCCCCCGTCAGCCCGTGCGCGGAGGCGACCTGCGACGTGTAGCCCGTCCCCGGGTTGTTCATGTGCGTGTAGATCTTCGACCCGGACGGGATCGTCCCCGTGAACGTGTTGGTGGTGGGGATCGTGAACGTGGTCCCCGAGAACGCCGAGTAGTTGACCGCGTTGAACGGAACCGAGCTGGTCGGCGCCACCAGCGTCCCCGACGCAGCCGGCCCGCTGATCGTCGTCGTGACCGTGATCGACGTCGCCGTACCAGCCGTGACCGACACGGCGCCGCTCGTCGTGTACACCTGGCTGTCCGGGTAGCCGGGGGTGTACGCCGGCACGTAGGTGCCGCTGTTGTAGATCGCCTCGAGGTCCGTCAGGGGCGACCACAGCCACGCCGCGTTCCCCGGGCTGATGCTCGCCGCGTAGCAGTTCCGGATGTAGTTCAGGACACCCTGGCCGCCCATGCTGTGGCCCATCAGCCCGATGTGGCTCGAGCTCACGCCCAGCGTGGTGGTGGCGTAGGTGTACATGTCCCGCGGCCGGTCGTACGCCTGGATCGCGGAACCCCACGTGCTGTTCCCGCCGAAGTCCGCCGCGAGCACCGCGTAGCCGGCCTCCACGAGCGCCCGGATGTGGTCGTAGAACGGGCCGCCGAGGGCGTAGGACTTGTCGTCCGGGCCCGACCCGGCGCCGTGGAAACCGAAGATCGCCCTGTTCGTCGACGTCTTCGACGCGTCCCAGTTGCTCGGCAGGATGCAGAAGAACGGCTCGCCGCTGGCCAGGGGGCTGCTGGAGGACCAGTGACGCTGGTAGGTGCCCATCAGACCGTCACCGTCTTCATCGTCCCAGCGGTGGTGGCGTTCCCCGACAGGGTGAAGATCGACCCCGTCGTGCCGGTCGTCGTGAGGATCATCTGGAGCTTCCCCGCGTTGTTGGCGCCGGCCGCCTGCGCCAGCTGCGGACGATCCTCGTGGTGGGTGAAGATCGCTGACCCGCCGCTCGTCGTTGAGAAGCTGGGAAGCCGCCCGCCGCCGCCCGCGTAGTACGTCGTGTAGGACGTCGCCGTCGCCGCCGAATCCACCAGCCGCCACTGCCAGTCGATCGGCACGCCTGACGTGCCACCGGCCGCGGACCCCTGGTTGATCTGCAGCGGAACGTCCAGCACGAACTTCCACGGGATCTGCAGCGGGATCGGGATCGTCAGGATGTCGGTCCAGCTCGACGCCGACTGGTTGATCGTCACCGCCGACGTGAACTGGATGACGTCGATCTGCACGCCGCCCATGACGTTCAGCCACCGCCCCGACCCGGGGTGCCACGCCAGCACCTGACCGACGTCGGTGCGCGCGGCGAATGTGCCGAGCGACGGCGCGGGGTCGGTGGTGTTCGAGGAACCCCCGGGCAGGTGAGCAGCGTCGGCGTACGACGGCACGATGTACCCGAGGAGCGTGCTGAGGAGCCGCACGGGCTAGCCCACGATGGTGACGCGGTACGCGTTCGTTGCCGGGGCGGTCGCGAACGTCAGCGTCACCACCGTCGTCGACGTAGCCGCCCAGTCCGTGAGCAGCATCGCGTTGGTGGTGGCGTCCCGCAGCGACACCACCACGTCCGACGTGCCGAGGCCGTGGGTGACGGCGATGCTCGTGCTCGAGCCGTCCCCGAGGGTCTGCGCGTACTTGCCGGTGGCCCCCAGCGAGCTGCGGGTCACTCCAGCGCTGCCCGGCAGCGCCACCCACGACTGGCTTGTGGTGTCGACCGTGATCGCGCCGTTCGTGGCCAGCACGAACGGGCTGTTGTCGTTCACCGTGCCCTCGGCGACGATCACTGTGTCGCCGGACTTGAACACCTCGCCGGCCGGCCGGGTCAGCGCCGCCGCGGAGCCGTTGAAGACCCATATGCCGTTCTGGCTGGCGGTGGTCTGGTCCTTCAGCAGGAGGCGATCGTTCGCGGCGAGCGTCACCGCGTCGAGGCTCGCGCCCGGTGCGGAGATCGTGACGTTCGCGCCGACGCTCGCGGCGCGGACCGGCGTGTGCCAGTCCGTCGAGATCCCCGAAATCAGCCCGCTGACCCACGCCATCGTGGCGGCGTCCGTACCCGAGCTCGGAGTCCCAAGGTTGATGATCTTGGACCCCTGCAGGTCGAGCCCATTACCGACCTTCGTCGCCATCGAGGTGCCTCTCGTCTACAGAACTTCGACCGTTCCGGTCGATGGGGTGGCCCACCGCACCGCGATGGTGTTGGAGTCGACGTCGACGACGTCGGCAAGAACCTGCTCCCCGGAGGGCAGCCGAACGGTCACCGCGGCGGGGCTGCGCCCCAGGCCGTGCGGCACCGTCCACGTGGTCGACGGGGAAACCTGCGTGAAGACGAACGGCTCGCCGTCGGACGTGATGTCGACGGGAAAATGCTCGCCGCCGATCAGCTCGTCGTACTCACCCGGCGGAGACACCCGGTAGGTGTAGTTGCCCGCCGAGTCGACCGTCAGCGGGTTCGCGATCGGCGCCGCAAGGCCCGTGTCCGCCGGCGCGTAGATCGTCGCGTGGGTCGTGCCGTCCGTGGTGACAAGCACCTGCGCCCCGAGCACCGAACGGCCCGTCGCCGCGTCTGTCACCGTCGCCACAGGGCGCAAGCCGGACTGCGGCATCGACGCTCCCACTATGCAGATGGATGGTGCAGACCACGCAGCCCGGCCGGTGTTGGTCTGGCCCGGCCGGGCTGCGTGGAGCTAGCTACTTGCCTTCGGCCGTGGACGCAGGCTGCGGGCCGTCCGAAGACGGAGCGCCCACAACCTTCACCGACGGGCCCTCCCGAAGGGGGATCGGACCCGTGTCCGTCGACGTCTTCGGACGCGACTCCTCCGGCAGATCCTCCGGACGCACCCGAATCTCCACCCCAGGCGCCCCGGTGAACTCCACCGTCACACCCACCTCAGCCGAGACGGCGCCCGTCGACACGACCACACCGTCCTCGATCGTCTGCTCGTGGACGACCGTCTCCTTGGCCGCCGCCTTCGCCACCGCGGCAGCGGACTTGTCGTCCACCACCGTCTTCGGCGTCGGGCCGGTCACAGGCCGGTCACGAGGCCGAAACCAGCCGGCCGGTAGACGAGCAGCATCAGGCGCTCCTCGATGCGGATCATCGTCAGGTTCTTCTGGAAGTAGTCGAGGTGAGTGTTCGTCGCCTCGACGGTCAGGCCGCCCTTGCGGAAGATCTGTGCCTGGTTGAAGTCGCCGACCAGGGCGGCGCCGGCGGTCATGCGGGGCGTCACGACGACCCGCTTGCCCCACAGGTTGTCCGCGTTCGGGGCGAACGGGCCGCCCGCGTAGTAGACGCCCTGCGCCGACTTCGTCAGCAGGATCGTCTGCCACGCCGTCGGGTCGATGACCACCGCGTTCGGCTCCACGAACGCCGTGGTGCGGATCGCGGTGATCTGCCGGTACACCGCGTCCATGTCGGTGTCACCGGAGACCGACGGGGCAGTTCCCTTGACGATCGTGGTGGTGAGCCCCGCGCGGTTCAGCAGGCCGGTCAGGTTCGCGCCGGTGCCGTCACCGTTGAGGAGCTGCGCCTCCTCCTGCGTACGGACGTCGAGCACGCCGCGGTTGTCGATGAACGCCCGGATGAACGGGAAGTCCGCGAGCATCTCGTCGGTGACCGTGAACGTCTCCGCGATCTTGTGCAGCACCGTGTCGACCGCGGTGAACGTCTCCGCACCCTCAGGCTTCGCCGCACCCTCAGCCACCGTCGCGGCGGCGTTGGTGTGCGCGGACTCGACCAGGTACCGCATGTACGGGCTGTCCGTCGCACCCGACGGGATCAGGTCCGCGATGGTCAGCGGGGTGTACAGCAGCGGCAGGACACCCGGCAGCACCTGCGGGGTGCTCACCAGGCTGTAGCCGTTGCCCGGCGTGCCCGTGGTGCCCTCGGCGATGGTCGTCTTCAGGCCGAGCTCGAACTCGCCGGTGCTCCGCTGGCCGCCCTTGAGGCCCTTGCCGGAGAACAGGTTCCGGTAGCCGTCGGCCTCGATGAACTGCTGCCCCGGGGTCTTGTGGGCCTGCGGGGAGTTGGTCGCGTCGACGCTCGCGGGCTCGGCCGGGTCGGAGTTGCCGAACGCCTTCCGGCGCGCGTCCTCGACGTACTCGAGGTTCGACACCTCATCGAGCCAGGACTTGATCTCCGGCTCGATCTCTTCGAGCTTCGCTCGCTTCTGGGCGGCAGTCAGGTCGCCGTCCTCCGCGAACGTCAGCGCCTTCGCCGACAGTTCACGGACCTTGTCCTTGGCCTCGAGGAGACTGGGCATGTTGTGTCCTTCCGGGACATGCCGCGTGCACGCGACATTGGGAGTGGAGGGGTGAAGCCCGCGTCTCCACGGGCATCCCTCGGCGTGGCCAGCGCCGAGGGATGAACAGGGGGCGGCTACGCCGCCAGGGTCGCGAGACCCATCAGGAACGCCTTCACGTACAGGTCGTCCTCGTCGATTGACTTCTCGTCCGGATCGGGGATGCCCTCGTCCTCCATGAGCTCGTCGACGGTCTCGTCGGCGGCCATGAGCAACGCGAGGGCCTGCTGGACCTCATCGGGCAGGGTCGTCAGATCCACGCCATCCAGCAGGGCGATGGCCTGGTCGATGACCGCATCCACCGCGGCGATCGCCTGGTCCGGCGATTCGTCCTCGGTGTCACCGGACGTGTCGTCTGCCGGCGGGGCGACCGGGGCGGCCTTCGCTGCAGCACACATCGCCCCGTTCGTCACCGACAGGTCGTGGATCTGCTGCAGCCGGTCGGAGTCCGACGCGCTGTTGCGCGCACCGGCCTTCACGTCAGCGTCGTGGTCCGGGTCGAACGCCTTCGACGCGAGGATCACTGCAGACGGGTTCGCCGGCACCGCCACGAACGCGCCATTCAGCAGCTCACGCCGTGTCGTACCGGACTTCTGGTCCTTCTTCCGAAGGAACGCTACGGAAGTCGTCCGGATGTGCCCCTCATTGACCAGGGCGCGGACCTCCTGGGCCAGCGGCCGGGACGAGTACGCACCGTCGACGTACAATTTGCCGTCGTCGCCCAGTTCCGGATGACCCGAGCCGACCGTGCCTGCCACGTTCATCGCGTGGTCGATATCGAAGGTGATGTGGTCCGGCAGTGGGGTGATCCACTCGCTCGGGTCCAAGCTCTCACCGTCACGGTCCAGGGTTGCGTCCGACAGGATCACCCGGAACGTCCCGAAGGGGCTCGTCGCGTCGTCGACACCCGGCTCGATCTGCGCCAGCGCCTTGCGGATGACCTCAGTCATGCCGTCTCCTCCGCGTCCATAGGACTACCTCACCCGCTGCGGCAGCACGTCGATGTTCGTGCCGGGCGCGGGGCTGTTCTCTGCGGTCTCCAGCGGGATCGCGGCGCTGTTGATGTACAACTTGTCGCCACCCGGCAGCGGCCCCAGGCCGCCCTCGGCGCGAGCCTCGTTCGGCGTCTTCTGCCCGGAGAAGATCGCAGCCTGGTTCGCCGCCGCCCGCTGCTCCGGAGAACCGCGCAGCACGTCGTCGAGGCTGAACAGGGTCCCGGCGCCGCCGAAGTCCACACCGAGGTGGTGGTCGATCGTCGACTCGTACTCAGCCAGCCGGGGCGCCATCGTGTCCCGGTACATCGACCGCATCTGCTCGGTGATGTTCGAGAACGTCGCCTTGTCGAGAATGTGGATCACCGGGGGTGGCACGTCGTACACGCCGCAGACTTCCTCGCGGTTCAGGATCCGCGACTGGATGTACTGCATCTCCTCGGCGTTCAGTTGGATGATCGTGGGCTTCAGGCCCTCCTCGAGGACCGCGGTCTTCCCGAACGAGTCGACGCCGGCGTGGATCGAATCCCACTGCGCCTTCAGTCGCTTTGCCGCGTCCTCCGACAGGTGGCGGTCCGTGGACAGCAGCACCCCCGGGCGGGCGCCGTTCGTCCAGAACGCCTGCTGCGCCCGGCGGGAAGCATCCTCCGACAGCAACGTCAACCGCAGTGGCTCCAGCGGGCTCATGCCCCGCTCCGGGCCCTCCGGGTTGTACGACTTGAAGTGGATGATGTCCCGCTCCGCGAACTCCACCGCCGATGTGGACGCGCTGAAGTGGCCAGGCATGTACAGGTACGACCGGGTGCCGTCAGGGTTCCGCCGGATCGTCAGGTTCGTGGGATGCAGCGGCCACAACTCCCGCGGCCGGCCACTCGCGTCGCGGACCTTCAGCCACATCGCCTCGCCGAAGATCTCCCGCGTGCTCACCGTCCACGCCTGCAGCGTGTACCCGTCCGTCTTCGGGTTCGGCCGCAGCAACAGCTGCTGCAACGCCTCGTCCTCCGACACCACCGGCAGCCGCGCCTGCGACACCGCCAGCTTCCGGACAACCGTGTAGACCCACGTCTGCGCCTTGTACAGCGCGCCGTAGGCCGCGAACTGGTTGACCAGCTGCACACCCGTCGACCCGTAGTACATGCCGGTCGACCACGGCGGGTTCGCGTCCGCGAAGGTGTCCGGGCCATTCGACGTCTGCAGTTGGCCCTGCGAGAGGAACACCGCCACGGTGATTCCCCCTAGGGCTTCTGCATGTAGTCGACAGCGATCCGCTGCAACCAGAGCTGTCCGTCGAACGGGACCCACTTGCCGTCGACGAAGGCCTTCACGTGCACGAAGATCAGGTGGGTCTCGTCCCACTCACGAAGCACGCCATCCCACGTTTCACCGCTGGTCGTCGTGACGATGAAACGGTCACGGACAGACTCACGGAGCATCCGGTCACGGCGCATCACAGAACCAGCAGGCCCTTCGCTTCGTAGACGCTCGGCCCGTCCTCGACGCAGCCCCACACCGCCAGCGCCGCCGCGGCGAGCGGGCTGATATCCCGCTTGCCCCTACGCTCCAGCACGCGCGTATTGCCCCTCGGCTTCCAAGCCGCCTCACGAACCGCCGTGTTCAGCGCCGCCTCGTTGCCGTGACGCACCGTGCCGGCCTCAACCGCGTCCGACATCAGGTTGTGAGCGACCGCCTGGTCCGACTCCGACGGCTCCTCCGCCTCCGGGACAACCCCCCGAGACGCCACGTCAACCAGCACGCGGCCTTCCCAGTGGGTCCGCAGATCAGCGACCCGGCTCTCGACCCACGCCGCGCCCGGCCGGTAGTCCGCCAGCATCACGTGCGTCGCACCGTCAGGGCGCCGCCACGCCACCGCGATCGCCGCCCACGAACGATCAGGGGCCGTAGCAACCGCGAACACCGGCTCGGCGCCGCGCTCAGCCCTCGGATCGGCCAGCGTCGACCACGTAACCGGGTCGATCGCGCCAGCGGAGTCCTCTTCGTCCCAGATCCCCAAGCCCTCCCGGAGGAAAGACTCAGGACCGAGCTTCTTACGCATCCGCAGGATCGCCTCGCGGGGCGTGTCGTCAGGGAACGACGGGTTGGCCTTCGCCACCTGCTCCCAGTCGGCGGCCGTCAGCGGCGCCGGCAGCGGAGTGGGCGTGAAACCCTCGTCCGCCCCGAACTCGATCCAACCCGTGTCGCCGTCCTCATGGGACAGCACCTCGGTGCGCATCCGGCGGAACACGTCGCCCGGGTCGGTCGGCTTCGGCGGGGTGCCCATGAACAGCAGCAGGGCACCCGTCGGCTGCCGGGTCTGGTTCGTCGCCGGGATCATGTCGTCGAGCGCGTTCTCGGTGAGGATCTGCGCCTCGTCGAAGATCAGAACGTCGACCTCGTCGAAGCCACGGCCGAAGCCACGCTCCCGGGCCCCGAACATGATGCGCGACCCGTTCTTGAACCGGATCTCCTCTTCACCCGACCCGAGCACGACCTTCTCGATGTACGGGGCGATCTTCTTCCGCCGCGCGAACGCCTGCATCTTCTTGAACGTCTCTTCCGACGTCCGCAGCCGGTGCGCTGTCCAGATCACCGTCAGGTTCGGCAACAGCAGGCACAGCGCGAAGATGATCGACCCGACCAGGAACGTCTTGCCCACCTGGCGCGGGATCGACATCCCCGTGCCGCCGATCGTGGCCGCGTACTTCCCGGTGGGGCGCTTCGCGAGGATCAGCTGCCCAGCCCCGTGCTGCCACGGGCGGAACGTGACACCGAAGTCACGGCACTTCTCCCGCACCGCCGGCCACCCCGTCGAGACGACGCCCGAGGGTGCGACCACATGCCGCGCTACCTCAGATAGCCGACTCGTCGAAGGCCTCGTCCGGGGCGGCGCCGCGCTCACCCGACTCCTCTTCCGCAGCCACGTCGATCGACTCGATCTCCTTGGCGATCTCCAGCAGCCGCCGCGTCAACGCAGCCAAGTCCCGCGCCGGAGTGTTCGGGTCCTCCACCGCCGTCGCAACCCGCGCCCGCACCGCCACCAGCAGCTCGCGGCGATTGCCATCCCCCGCGGCCCGCGTGACCGACTTCAGCCGCCCGCGCGGCGCCGAAGGGGTCGAATCGCTGACCGCAGCCAGCCGGCGTGGCCTTCCAGGCATGCGATCACCGCCATTCGGTGGAAAACGTCGGAGATAGAAAAGGAAGCGGGCCGGTCTGCTCTTCCACCCAAACCAGACATTTGACCCACCCCCCACACGCCAGCGCCCGGTTTGTCAATGCCTGCGGCGCATCTTTCTTGCCCGGTCGAGCGCTGCCTTCTGTGCCGGCGTGCGGGGTCGGTGCGCTTCGACTGCCCGTGCCCTGACGAGGCTGGCTCGGGCGGCTGCCTTCTGTGCTGGGCTACGTGGCAGGCGCTTCTCTGCTGCCCTGGCACGGACTAGGTTCGCCCGCGCTGCTGCCTTCTGCGCTGCCGAGCGTGGCTTGCCGTGTTGTGCGATCCGCGCCTTGCGTAGCGCGGCGAGGCTGGCTGCTCGTTGCTTCGGGCTCTGCGTGTAGTGGCGGCCCTTGTTGTGCTGGTGCGCAAGGGCGATGTTGCGAAGGTCAGCGGCCTTCTGCCGTGCCGTCCTCGGCTTGCCCTTCTGCGCCGCCCTGGCCTTGACGAGGTTGGCTTTGCTAGCTGCCGTACGTGCTGGTGTCTGCTTGTAGGGCTCGCGTTTGCGGGGTGCTACCACCGCAGGGTGCTCGCGTCTTGCATCGCCCGGCCTCGCTTGGCTGCCTCTTGCAGGTTGCAGGCTGCGTGCCACAGGCCTACATAGTGCTGGCGGTCAGGTGTGTGTGCGAGGTGCAGGTCGCCGCTGGCGGGTCCGAGTTGCTCGCCGCACCAGCCGCAGATGTGCCAGGGCTTATGCCTGGCGATGAACTCCCTGCGTGCCTTCGCGTGTGCTGCGCCGTAGTGGGATGTCTTCGGCCTGCTGGTCGACCACGGCATCAGACGATCACCTCTTGAGGTACTCGCTCCAGTGGACCCAGCCGTCATCTGTGGCGAATCCCCAACGGCGGCGCGCGGGACCGACCATGATGAACGTCCAGACCGGTCCGTTCGGCAGGCTTAGCCGGTGCAACTGCTCTGCGGTTCGGACCAGGACTGAGCCGGGCCCGAACTCCTGCTCGGATGTCGGGGTCGTCTCGACGTAAGAGCCGCTGAGGATGACTGAGACGAAGTCCCACGGGTGGTCGTGTAGGTCGGCTAGGTCCGACGCGAGGATCTGATGGAACCGCGCCTTGGAGCCCGGGACCTGGGGGCTGCTGCCGAGCAGATAGTAGCGCCGCATGTACGGCTCGCCGGCCTGCTCGATGAGGTCGGACGGGAGGTCGGACACATCCGGTACGCCGCCCTCTGTGGTGACTGTGAGGGTCTTGGCGATGTGGTCGAACAGGGATTGCGGTTGCTGGGCACTCCATGAACGCGATCGCGTCATGTTGGCGATCCCCTGACGTGGCGGATGCGGCGGGTGGACACTGGCCGCTATGCGCAGACTCGCGGCGGTTGCGGTCCCGGTGGTGGTGCTGCTGGCCGGCTGCAGTGGCGCCGTGAAGGCTGCTCCGGCAGCGAGGGTGACCGCTTCGCCTTCGCCGTCGCCGTCTGCGGTTGTGATGAGCGCTTCGGGTACGACATCAGGGTCGACGGGTGTGTTCACGCCGACTGGGCCGTCAACACTGACGTGGTCGTCTGATTGCTCGAAGGCCCGTGCGCTTGGTGTGAGCAAGCCATTCGATGGGCTGGTTCAGCGCAGGGGTGGCGGCATCGACCCGGCGATCCCGGAGCTCGGTCCGGCTGACAGCGGTACGCGTTCGATCCCGGGGGCTGCGGAGTTCTTCGTGACGGTGTTCGCGCCGGGCTGCAGCTGGTCGATCACGGTGACGCAGCCTGGGTGAACGTGGCTGTAGCGCGGGGCATCTGTCCGATGCCTCTCGCGCTACGCGGCGAGCGTAGCACGTTGGCGTCTGTCAACTACGCTCTGTGGTCATCCGTTCGGGTGAACTTCAGGCCGAGGTCACAGGTCCACCTGGACCTTCTCCTTGATGCGCCTCTGCTCGCGCTTGACGTCCTTGCGGAGCGCACGACGGCTACTCCGGATCGCGCCCCGCCGCGTCCACGCGCTCCCACTGAGGGAGCGACCCTCTAGCGCATTGGTCCAGACCCACACCCACGGTTTCATTAGCCAGAACGCCGAGCTCGGGGTCACTGGGTGTCTCTCCAGGTGCACGGTCTGGCTCATGGTGCTAGCCGGCTCACTCATGCGGTCACGGTCTCCATGTCCTTGGCTGGCCAGTGCTTGCGGATGGTGGTGCGTGATGCGTCGAGGATGCGCGCGGCCTGTACTTGGCTGATGCGTGGCTGTTCGGCGAGCAGGGTGTGCAGCCTGGCCACGTCGAAGCTGCGGGCGGGCCTCCGGGGTGGCACGGCGGCCAGGTGGCCAGTGTGGTGTGCGGTGGGCGGGGTGGTGGTCAGGTCGATGGTCAGGTCTGGCTGTGCAGTGGCCAGCTCGGTGCTGGCCACGGTGGCCACGTGCTCGGTGGCCTGGCTGGTGGGCATGGACAGCACCAGCTTGATGACGGCGGCGTCGCCGAGGCAGGGCAGGGCAGCGAGGAGCCAGGCCTGCCAGGTGGCCGGCACCTCGGCGACCTGTGCCATGAGGCTGAACAGGCCGAACGCGGCGAGGGTGGCGATCGGGCCGAAGGGGTAGCGGGGGCCGGTGCGGCGCTTGGCACGGATGACGAGGCAGCTGGCGAGGGGCACGAGTTCGCTGACGGCGCTGTTGGTGTAGCCCTGCCACGGGCCGACGTGGAGCGTGTCCATGGTCCAGTGGGCGACGTGGGTCCAGCTGACAGCGGCGGCGGCGAGGTAGACGCCCGCGAGGATGGTGTTCAGGCCGTACCGCTCAGGCTTCGTGGCGGTCGTCATTGCTCGCCCGCCTTGCGCGTGGACACCAGTCGGGTGGCGACTGCAGCGCCAAGGCTGGGGATGACGGCGAGCAGCCACCCGTGCTGCCAGTTGACGACCATGTCGATGCCGCCGGTGCCGGTGAGCATGACGGCGAGCGCGGCGCGCTCCGGGCGGGTGGCGGTCATTCGTCATTCATCTCAGCGAGGCAGCAGCAGACGCCAGGCAGGTAGTCGTAGACCAGCTTGTCTTGCAGGCAAGATGAGCAGCACTCGCCGCGGTGGCCCTCCACGGAGCAGTAGAACTCGTTCCAGCGGGAGATCTTCTGCGGCTTGAGCTGGCTGGCGTACCGGTCGAACCACCGAAGCTGCGACCGTGGTCCCCACTTGGCGACGACGTCCGGGATGTTGCCGTCGACGGGTGGATGCAGCGGGGAGTAGTCCGGGTCTTCGAGCGGAGCGGTGGTCTCCATCATGTGCTTCCTCTCGTCGGGGTGCTACGGGGTCCAGTGGGCGACGTGGGCCCAGCTGACGCTGGCGGCGGCGAGGCCGGCGACGGCGAGCATGGCGTTGAGGCCGTGACGCTCCGGCTTGGTGGCGGTGGTCATTCGTCGTCCCATCCAGCGGCCAGCAGGCGCCGGATGGGTTGCACCTCCGGTGCGTACCAGCCACGCTCGTCACCCAGGGTGTCCCAGCCGTTGTTGGTCTCATCCCGCAGGAAGCGTCCGACATCGAGGCCGTATGGCGTGCGGATCAGCCAGACCTCACCGGGCTGCTGCGGCTGCGCTGGGAGCACCTCGGGCTCGGCGACGTGAGGTACGAGCTCTGTGTCGCTCACATCAACGCCCATCGCCGTGTTCCTTTCGTAGGCCTGGTCTGGTGCAACATCGCAGGTCAGGGGCGCAACATCGTCAGCAACATGGGCTCACCGTGTTGCGGCGTAGGCGCCCGTGTTGCCCCTGTGTTGCGCTGCCTGTTGCGCTTTCACGTCGGCGAGCAGGACGCCCCGCTTGGTGCCTGGGGCGTAGCCGACGCGGGTGGTGTCGGTGGGGACGCCGTGGGCGACGAGCGCCCGGCCGAGCGTGGTGGCGGTCCACCCGCCGTACAGGTCGGGCCAGCCGCGGGCGAGGTTCGCGGCGAGGGTCTCCGTCCACGCTTTCGGTTCCTGCTGCGGCCAGATGTCGCGGACGTCGTCGAGCAGGGTCCGCTGCGGCTCCGGTTCGACGGTCTGCGGCCGGACGGCTGCGGCGCGCTGGACGGCGGCCGCGGCGGCGTTGGGGTCGAGGTCGTAGCTCCGGACGGTGAACGGCTGCCCACCGTCGGCGACGATGAACTGGCGCTTGCCGAGGCCGGTGGCGCGCACCCCTGCGCTGTAGCTGCCGGGGCCGAGGACGGCGTCGTTGACGGTGTGGGTGGGGACACGGCCGGCGATCCGCAGCCCGGCGTGCCCGGCGACGCGCTGCGGCAGGGTGTCGCGGTCGGGCTGCTGGGTGGCGAGGCGGACGTAGATCCGCACGGCGAGGCTGTTGGACATGAGCACGTCGAACTGCCGGATGAACTCCTGCCCGTACGTCGGGTGCGCGAACAGCAGGTGGCACTCGTCGACGTACAGCGCGAGGCGCCGCAGCTGGCCAGGGGCGGCGTGGCCGTCGTGGACAGCATCGATGCGCACGGCCATCTCCTGCCGGAGGCTGGCCAGGGTGTCGCGGGCGGCCTGGATGGCCTGGTCACCGTGGCCGATCAGGTAGGTGCTGGCCAGGGGGCGGACAGGTGACCAGTCGCCGATGCCTTTGCAGTCGATGACGACCAGGTCGGTGTCGGGATCGGCGAGTTCGGTGCCGGCGAGGCCGAGGGCGAGCATGGTTTTGCCGTTGCGGGTCTGCGCGCCGATGACGGCGTGCTGGTCGAGGTGGGCGGTGCGCTGGTGGCCGGTGGCGAGGTCGACGCCGATGGGCTGCGGCCGGGTGAGGTCGGGCCGGTCGGGGATCGGCCACGGCTGGCCGGTGGTGGCCGCCTCTTGGCGGACGTGCAGCCGGAGCCAGAACGGGCTGTCGGGCAGCGACTCCGGCAGGACGCACGGCGCCGGGCGGCCGAGGTGCCCGGCGAGATCCTCGCGCTTGGCGATGACGGTGCGGGCAGCGGCGCCCAGGTTCACGTCGACCTGCCAGCCGACGGAGGTGCGGAGCACCGGGCCGATGAGTCGAGGGTCGGGGGCGCCGACTGCGGCGAGCGCCTCGAGGACGAGGTCAGGGGTGAGCGCCGGGACGTCGGGCGCGCGGGGCGGCAGGTCGAGGACGGGGGTGTCGGTACGGCGCCCGGCCCAGCCGAGACCGGCGAGCAGCAGCGCCGCGATGCCGAGGGCGCGCCACGGCCCGAGCTTGATGTCGACCAGCAGCCCGGCGCCCGCGGCGGCCAGGAGCACGACGGCGGCGAGGGCGGCACGACGGAAGAGACTTTCGAGGTGGTCCTTCTTGGCGAGCCTGCGGGCTGCGGCTTCGGCGCCTTCAGGGTCTTCGATGCCGCGGCGGATCTTGGGTGGCCGGCCGTCGATGTCCGCGACCCAACGCAGCAGCGGCCGGAGCAGGCGCCACAGGCCGTGCGGGGTGCGGGCGTATAGCCGCCCCAGCGCGCGGATGATCCTGGCGGTCCAGGCGACGGGGGCGGGCGCGACCGGGCGGCCCTGGAACGGGACGCGGAAGTGCTGGGTGGTGGTCACGTCTTGGCCTCCTCAGGCGTTCTGGCTGTCGAGCACGCGGCTGAGGTACGCGGTGAGGCCGGAGATCGCGTTCTGGACGTTCTCGCGGGTGGCGCCGTAGGGGCGGAAACGCAGCTCGTAGCCACGCCACAGCAGGCCGATTCCACCCCACTCGTCGTCGAGGACCCGCCAACTGTCAGGGGCGGGCATCCCGCGGTGCTCCGCTTCGATGAGCAGCCCCCGGGCGATCGTCGCTGAACGCTGTGTGTCGAGCGACTGCTGGTCGGACAGGCCGTGGTGCGCCTGCGAGAGGTCTTCGTGTAGCGCGCTGAACGCGTCGAAGGTGTCGGCGCGCTCAGCCATCGGTGGGCCCCCGCCCGAGTTGCGGCCTGCGGGGCGCCTCGATCGCGGCACGGCGCACCCGTCCGGCCAGCCTGCAGACCACAGGCCACGACCAGCATGCAGCCCGCCACACCTGACGGCCCGCCCACCGGGCGGCCTTCTTCGCGAACGGGATGAGGTGCTGCACCAGCCACTCGGCCAGCGGCCACGGCTCCAACGGCTCGCTGGCGGCGTAGTACCGGCGGGCCGGAGACGCCCCGCCGGCGCTGTATGTCGGCTCGGAGGCCCAGTCGTCCTCGCGCATCGCCCGGCTGGCGCGCGGAGGACGGGGGTCGGCGTATCCCTGCCACACCCGCTGGCGGCGGGGCTCCGGGCGATGCGGGGTGGGCGCCCGGTCGGGCTGGGCTGCGGGGCGGGGACGGTAGGGCGTCAGGTCAGTCATCGGTGGGCTCCTGCCGGTTGCGGATCGGGGCGAGCGGGCAGCAGTTGTGGCAGACGGTCTCCCCGCAGACCGGGCAGAACTCGGCCGCGCGGACTCCGGAGGGGCTCATGTCCCGCAGGGCCGCGTCGTCGGTGGCGTCCCAGTCGATGGTCGAGCCGAAGTGGCAGCGCAGCGTGTCGGCGGTGGCGGCGAGCCGTTCGGCGTCCAGCGCCTCCCGCACCAGCAGCCACACGGCCTCGGCCATGTCTTGCGCCTCGTCGCTACTGACGCCGCTGCTGTAGTAGCCGTGTCCGATCGGCCAGTGCGCCAGCGCATCGGCCAGCTTCTCGACGGTCAGTGGCTCAGTCATCGGTGGGCTCCTTGTCCCAGCCTGCGGCCAGCAGGCGGCGGACCGGGGTGGCGTCAGCTCCTACGTCCGTGCCGATCACGTCGAACCACCCCGGGTCGTCGGCGCTGAGTACCCGTCCAACCTCAAGTCCGTACAGCGGCGTGCGGATCAGCCACACCTCGCCACGCTGCGGGCGGATCGCCTCGGCGAGCTTCTCGGCGGTCAGTTCGTCAGCCACGGCGGACTCCTTCCTCTTGGACCAGATCCAAGGCATCATTCCGCGTGGGCTTATCCTTTAGCCTCGGTACTTTCCAGGTAGTACCATACTCAGAGGGGGTAGGTTCAACCATCCTCATATCAGCTAGGAGAGCCTTATTTGTGTGGTCCTCCCAAGACACAATCTGCTTCTCTAAGTCCTTAGACTTTAGAGCTAAAAGCACTTGCGTGGCGTTCTCTGGATTTTCCTCAAGGGACTTAACAAGGGTATCCATGAGCCGGTGCTTATCCGCAGCCTCCTGCGCCGCGAGCATTCGCTCGTGTTCGGCGTTCAACTGAGCGTTGACCATAGCCGCCTCACGTAGGCGAGCTTCCTCAGCAATCTCCTGGCGGCGCGCCCTCTTGAGGCTTCCTTCGTGGAATAGGTATCCACTCATCATCAAGAAGAAGACCAAAAGCACAAGGTCTAGGAAATGAAACAGAGCAGTCATGACTTGTCCTTCCCGTAGCGTGCAATCGTAAGACGGCGCCGAAAGTTGTACCAGTTAACAGAGACCCACTTACCGTCGTAAGGCGAACCGCTGACGCCGCTATATCTAAGCTTTAGCCGCCAGCATCGACCGCACTCATTACATTGATAAATGGCCTTTGGTCCAACCTTTACACTGCCGTGTGAAAGGTAGATATAACCCCCGGCAACATCCGGGTGGGGCACTGAACACCTGTGGGGGATTTCTTCAATCCCGTCATAAATAATCATGATTCCTCCTTGGGCTTTGTGTCCCCAGCCCTCGGTAGGCTCAAACCTCCTCTAGCCTGTCAATTGCGAACTTCATTGCCTCACCCCAAGTAACACCTTTGTCCTGCTTGCTTTGTAGATTAAAAAGAAAGGCCCGAGTTTTGTTATCAACGCCCAAGACATCGCGGTCTACCAGCTCAGTAACATCGCTGGCATTCAGCTCAAAGACATTTGGGCCGTCCTTGGACTCAAGAAATGCTTGAGTAATTCCGTGCTTGGCGAGTAAATGGCCTACAATACATCCGGGCTCCTCGTCGTGAAAGTACTGACAGATTCCGGCGCAAAACTGCGTATATGTATAGTCACCACCCTTTTCCTCAATGATGTCAAGTAGGTCATAAACTACCTCATCGAGCCTGAGCGTTAGTGCTGCCATTAGTAG